ATGGAAAATGAACTGCCATTTTGGTTGAAGACAGCTTTCATCGCATCCTTGAAACCTTGGCTTATTTCTTCGCTTGGAAGACATACCGTTTCACCAGAACCCAAACTAAGCAAGCGTTTGGCAAGTTCTGTATCAACTTTATTCATGTGAGAATATGAAAGCAGCTCTTTTGGGAGAACTTTGCCCTTCATAATAGCTGCATTCAGTTCTGCCTCAAACTCAGCATAATCAGAAGTTGCATAAGTGGAAAGGTGTTTCTTTATGAGTTCCTTATCCATATTTTCAAGGTTCCAGTAATGTTCGAGTTTTCGGTAATTATCGGGATCATTGAGGAAGTCTATATAATGCCCCAACTCATGCAATATTGGATTGTCTTGAACCAACTGCCTCCAACGAACGGCATTCGCCTGAGCCGTTTCCATTCCTCTGTATGCTCGTTTGTTTACATGGATAATACTTGGCAATACACCATCCATGCTTGCTTGGAAATCAGCACACACACGGTGATACTTTGTGACCTTTCCCAAATCAGCCTCACGCAATTCTGGTAACACCTTAATTCCATGTCGCAGCGCAATTCGTGCAGCCTCTTCTGCTTTTCCC